GGTGAGATAACTGATGGGCAGTTTCTGACAGGCAAGGTTTTTGAAAGCGCGCCAGCAATGGCAAATGAACAAATGGCAGCATCGTTGATTGGTGCGTTGTGGTCAAATTCTGAAAAGACGTTTCAGATTTCGCCACCAAAAACCATGAAGCAGAGCGAAATCACTCAAGAGATAAAAGAGTGGTGCGAGCGCGTTACGAAAACAATGGCAAGCTACATAGCAAAAGACAAAGCAGGTTTCTTGCTGGCGCTCAATGAATACATGCTTGACCAGGGGGCGTTTGGCATTTCTGGTATCAGCGTTTTGGAAAACGAAGATGCAAGAACCGCCAAGACATGCCCGATTCTATTTAAAGCAGTTGACGCTAAGGGCATCTGCATTGACGAGGGGGCAAGCGGGTTTGTTGATACGGTGTACATTGAAAACTCTTACAGTGTGCGCCAGATGATTGAAATGTTTGGTTTGCAATGCAGTAACCGCGTCAAGTCACTTTGGGCAGCAAAGCAATGGGACACGCCTATTAAGGTACTTCATGCAATTGAGCCGCGCACCACATTTGATGCAGAGTACGGCAATCTTGCAATGCCTATCAAGTCTTGCTATTACGAGATTGAAACCAAGCATAAGCTGCGCGAAAGTGGCTATGAAGAGATGCCAGTCTTCATTACACGGTTCTGGAAAGCAAGCGGCGAAGTGTATGGCAGAAGTCCTGCAATGGAATGTATGCCGGATATTATTGAAGCTAATGGATTGCGCCAAGCTGCAATTGTAGCTACTGAAAAGAGTCTTGACCCGCCATTATTGGTAAGCGACGAGATAAATGGCGTCATCAACACCAAGGCAGGCGGCTTTACATACAGGCGCATGGGCGGCAGGCTGAACGCTCAAGGACCGGCAATCGAACCAATCTTTACAGTTGGTGAGATGCGTTGGACGTTTGAACGCATTGCAGAACTGCGCGAAATCATCTATCAAAATTTCTTCATTGATAGGCTTCTGGACTTGAACAACGAAACACGGATGACGTTGGGTGAAGCTCAAATCAGGAACGATCTTCGCGGTCAATCGCTCAGTTCTATTTACGCGCGCCAGATTGCAGAGTTGTTTACACCACTAATTGAGCGCGTTTTCAACATCCTTCTACAGAAAGGGTTGCTTGGCATACCGCGCGGCGGCATTGCAGAATACGAAATGTTGATGCAGGGTATTGAACCTGAATACATTCCTGATGAACTGGTTAAGTTCATGTTGGAAGGCGAAGAGGTTTACAGCATCAACTTTATAAGCCCTGCTGCGCGCATCATGCAGAATGAAGAGTTGATAGGCATCATGCGCCTGTTTGACTTTGTAATCAATGCAGCGCAAGCAGACCCTAGCGCACTAGACAACATCGACATTGATGCAGCAGTTAGACGCGTTGCTGAGTTGGTTGGCGCGCCAGCAACAGTTATTAGAAGTCCTGAAGAGATGCAGAAGATTCGCGCACAACGCGCCGAAATGCAACAGGCAATGCAGCAATTGGAGGTGCAACAAGTACAAGCAGAGACAATGAAATCAGCTTCCCAGGCGGCAGCGTTCCAAGCTAAAGCAATGGGCGGCAACATGAATGCAATGGCAGCGTAAAGGTAGGTAAATGTGGCTGAACAAAGTATAGACGATATAAACAAGGCAATAGAAGCGGCTCAAGAGAAAAACGCGCTCTACTATGAGCAAGCAGCGGCAGAGCGCGAACTAGCACAAAAAGAACACAATGAAAAAATAAAGCGCTTGCGCGAAGACTTTGCAAAAGTGGCTTCTACAGACGAGGGAAAGGCGGTACTAAATTACATTGCGCGTTTCTGCAATTGGGATAGAAGCAGCATTATCCTTACGTCTGAAGGCTCAGTGTCAGAACTTGCAACAGTTGCAAACGAGCACCAACGCCTAGTTTGGTTAGAGATACGCAATCAGTTCATGCCGGAAAATATCGATCTTATAACTAAGGTTGAAAACCTTCAATACTACAAATCAATGAAACAACAGGAGAAATAAAACGTGGCTGAATCAGATAACACAACACCAACAACTACAGTTGCAACAGGGGGCGACGGCGCAAGCCCGCCACCACAACCCGTTCTAGGTGCGATGACTGTACAAAGCACTGTGCAAGATACATCAATTGCAATGCCTACACCTGGCGGCAAGGTAGAAACCAAGCTAGATGTTAACGCGTTCATTCCTGAAGCGTACAGAGAAAAGGAATGGGTAAAGAACACTCTGAAAAATGACAATCCAACTGAGGCGTTTTTCTCGCAATTTGAAAACGCACAAAAGATGATTGGCAAACCTGCAAACATACCAGGACCGGACGCAACGCCTGAACAGATTCAAGAGTGGCATAAGGCGCTTGGTGTGCCGGAAACTAAAGATGGGTACGAGTATAAAGGCGTTGAATGGAACGACGAACAAAAACAAATTGGTGAGGCGCTTGACGCTGCGCGCGTCCCTGAAATCATGGACGGCATGAAAGAAGCTGCACGCAAACTTGGTATCACACCTGCACAATTTGCAGGTCTTGCAAAAGCGCAAGATGAGCTTACAGTGCAGTTTCGCGGCGAAGCTATCAAAGAAAGTTTTCAGAAATTTGAAGACTTGATGGATAAACAGTATGGTGCAGATAAAACTAAAGTTGCAGATGCAGCGCGCGAAGTTTGGCAACGAACAACCAGCGACAAACTGAAAGACTATGTTTTAGGCTTACCAGAAGAGGCGCAATTTGCAGTTGTGCAGACTGCCTGGGAGATGCACAACCTATTTGTGAAGCCTGACAAGTTTAACCCCAACTCGACAACCACGGCTAGTTCTGGAATGAGCGAAGCTGATAAGCAACGCCGGATTTCAGAGTTGCAATCTAATCCAGCTTGGAAAAACAAGTTCGACCCCGCACACCCGTCTGTTATGAAAGAATGGCGCGGGCTTATGGGGTTTCCAGGTTAGGCAGTAGACAGAATCTAAACTTAGAGGTAATATTCAAATTAGCGCCCTAGAAAGCGCCGGGTAGTGTCAGCGCAGCATCCGGCTAAGGCAGTGAGCATCTGCAAGGGCATCCGTAACATAGCGGGGAGTGTCCGAAAGACTTAAACATTTCGGACACTTTTTGCATATGTGAGGAAACAGCACTATGACAATGGAAACGATTAGCGATGCCGCAACAACGGCATTTTCTAATATCATGTTCCATTATGCGCAACAGTCGGAAAGCCGCTTGCGCAAATACATAATGGACGGTGATATTAGACCAATCAATAACTCTGAAGATCTTATGGTCGATTCTGTCGGTCATATCGAACTAAGAGAGATTTACGAAAGGCACGCGCTAAGCCAACCCTCAAACATTGAGCACAAAAGGCGCAGACTCAGCAAACGCGATTTTGAAGTCACGTTGTTGATTGACGAGGCAGACATTGAAAACATGTTGACAGACCCAACGTCTGACTACATTCAAGAAATTGTTGCCGCGCAAAACAGACAGTTTGACCGGGTTATCATTGAAGCAATGTTTGCAGACGTAGGAACCGGACGATTTGGTACAACCAACATATCGTTTGCAACAGACGGCGGATTGACGGTTGACGCTACAGGCGGTCTAACGTATCCAAAATTGCTTGAAGGTATTCAGAACTTTGTTGACCTTGAAGTTGGAAACGACGACGGCGGTATCCCAATGGTGCTAGGCATCACTGGTAAAGAACAAACAACCATGATGCAAATCTCGCAACTGACAGACGGCGATTTCAGCCGCCAGTTTGTTGTAGATAAAGGCAGCATCAGTTACGCAATGGGCATCGAGTTGGTCAAGTATGGTGCAAACCCGCTAGGACCGATTGACCCAATGCTACTTGTTAGCGGTGGTGTTCGTACTTCGTTCTTGATGGCAAAAGGCGCCATGATTGTCGGTGTTGGTCGTCAATGGAAAATCACTGTAAAAGACCGCCCTGATTACATCAACAATAAGCAAGTTCAAGTAACTGGTTCTCTTGGTGCAGTTCGTAAGGACGCCTCAAAGATCCAGAAATTCACAACCACTGCTTAAAGCCTAACGGCTCTGTAAATTACACAAGCCAATAGGAGAAAAACAAATGGCTGTAGAAAATAAATACATCAACACAACGGACTTGAACACAGATGGAACGCCGAAACGCCCGCGCAATGCGCGTGCAGTTAGGCAGTTTGGCGCTCATGAGTACATGGCTAAATTTACGTTTGAAGTTGCGGCAGCAGACGATAACGATTCGATTTACCGCGTATTTGAAAAAGTTCCACCAAACATCATTCCAACTGCGTTTCTGATTCTTTCAGACGGTCTAACAAGTTCGTCTGATTGGAATATCGGAGTAGCTAAGCCAATCGATAGAGGCGGCGCGGTTATCTCTGAAAACTGCTTGGCTGACGCTCTCGATTTGTCTACTGCTGGTACGTTGATTGCACCGAAAAACGGTTTAAATCAAGTCGCCATTGAAGACGTAGGGCTGAAGCGTTTGTGGGAAATCGCCGGTTTAACGCTGGCGGCAACAATTCGACCCATGGACATTATTTTGAAAGGGGTTGCGGTCGGCTCAGCAGCGGGAACGATTGCGGGTATGCTGCGTTACACAATGGATTAGGTTCTCTCCTGATTCAGCCACACTGTAAGAGGGAAGGATATGGCGCCATCACTTAGCGAAGTCGAAATCTGTAACAAGGCTTTATCGCTGTGTGGTGAGCGCCGTATTTCCTCTTTAAATGGCGCTGACAACGCATCTCAAGTTTGCGCAATGTGGTATGACGATACACGTCAATCCGTATCGCGCAACTTTGTTTGGAACTGCCTAAAGACTGTTGGCACCGCTGCGCGTATCTACTCTTCCACTGCTGCAATATCCGGCATCAGTAAAGCGAGTCCCGGCGTTATTACAACGTCAAGCGCGCACGGTCTAACTAGCGGTATGTTGGTTTACATCTCTGGCGTTGAAGGAATGACAGAGATTAATGGTCAGTACCTTGTAGTTACGGTTACATCTAGCACCACATTTAGTATCGGTATCGACACGACCAGTTACACAACTTACACTGGTGGCGGTACACTCTCCCTGCCATCGGCAGACTACACAGACGCTTACCAGGCGCCTAGCGACTGTTTACGGCTTCTGTCGATTGAAGGCGAAAGGGAGATTTACCAACGGTCAAAATTCGATTTCAGGCAGCGCGTTATCTACTATGACGGCGGCGGCGCAAACATTATTAAGGTTCGCTACGTAGCAGATGTTGAAGACATTTCTAAATGGGAACCACTTTTCAAAGACGTTGTTGTGCACCAACTTGCATGTAATATTGCATACGGTATCACTAAAAGTGAAAAGGTTGTGGCGCGCTGCAATCAACTTTTAAGCGTGGTCCTGCAAGACGCAGTAGCAGTAGACGGCATGGAGCGCCCGCCAGAACGTTACGAACCTTCTAAACTGCTGCAATCGCGCGGTGTAAACGACACTCTAGTTGACGCTGGTATCTACATGGATTGGGAATAAATGAAATCAAACCCGGTACTGAATAATTTTATCGGCGGCGAAATCTCGCCAAAACTCAGTGCTAGGTCAGATTCAGAACTTTTCAAAAGATCCGTTGCAAGGTGCGAGAACTTCATACCCCAAACACAAGGCGGCGTTAAGTTTCGTCTTGGCACAAGAGTTGTACACAACACAAGGTTTGGTTTGAAATCCATTCTTGTTCCGTTTCAATACTCAGAAACGCAAGCCTATCTGCTTGAGCTAACCAACCAAGCAATGCGTTTTTACAAGAACAACCAAGTAATCACTAGAGTTGGTAAGGCGATTACAGGCATCACAAAAGCGAATCCTGCTGTAGTTACGATTAACAGCCACGGTTTTACAACAGGGCAAGAAGTCTATATAAGCGGCGTTGCCGGAATGACTGAGGTAAACAATCGGTTTTTCCTAATCAACGTTATCAATGCAAACACTTTCAACCTGGCGCATCCGGTAACGGGAACAGGTGAAAACTCAACGAACTACACAACATACACAAGCGGCGGCGTGGCAGCAACCGTGTATGAAATTGCAACCCCTTTCACTGTTGATTCATTGCTTGATTTGCGCTGGACGCAGAGCGGCGACATTCAATATTTCACAAGCCGCCAGTATGAAACGCGCAAGTTAACACGAACTGCACACACTGCATGGACGTTATCTACATACACACGAACTTCTGATTTTCAGACGACAGCGCGTAAGTACCCGCGCGCGTGTTGCATAACAAGTGACGGCAGACTTGTTTTAGCAAGTACAGCAGATAACCCGGAAACAATGTTTGGGTCGATGACGCCTAACACCTCTGGCAACAGATACGATAATTTTACTGTTGGTAGCGGTGCCTCTGATGCGTTTATCTACACGGCAGCGCCAGTATTGAACCGCCCTGATATTATTCAATGGATTGCAAACTTAAACAAAAAGATCGTTATTGGTGCATACTCATCTATCAGAGAAGGGCGCGGCGCTAGCGACGATGAATCAATGTCGCCGCTTGGTGTGGATATCCGCCCCATATCAGAATTTGGCGCAGAAAACGCAGTACCGATTTCTACAGGATCTTCTATCTACTATATTCAAAGAACCGGAAAAAAGATTCGTAGCATTGATTATGACTTGCAGTCTCAAGGCTATGTGAATAACGATAGAACCAAGTATGTTGAACATTTGATGACGCCCGGCGCTATCAATATGGTTATCTGCAAAGGCGCGCCGGATATTCTATGGACGACATTAGCTAATGGCCGCCTTG